GTGATTGCACAAAAGGTACAGACAGCAATGTCTGACGCTGGTCTTGACGCAAGCAAGTATGCGTTTTGGTGCAGTGATACTTGGTGGGAAGCTGATGAAAAATACACCGATGATGACGGTGCAGAGCAGACACACACTAAAGTGTATAACACTGCTGACGAAGCACCCGAAGGCGCAACGCAGCGCACAAGGCTTGGCATCCGCTACCCAGAACTGCTGGCGTTCATCGGCGCAGCAACAGAGCAGCGTCTGGCTGACCTAGAAACTCGTGTCACGGCACTGGAGGACGCATAATGTCAAGAGCAAGAGATTTCGCAGACCTCGCTGGTTCGGCAGATGCCGGTGGCATTACCGGCAAAAACCTGATTACCAACGGTGCGATGCAGGTGGCCCAGAGGGGTACGAGCAAGACCAGCACTACTGATGGATATCATACTGTTGACCGGTGGAAGACAGACATAGGAACTGCGTTTGACCAGCTTGCACTTACAACTGCACAGGATACAAATGCACCAGACGGCTTTGGTAATTCTTTCAAGCTGACGGTAGCAACTGCTGAAACTGCTGTAGCTTCTGACGAACTTCTTAGAATATGGCAGGTTGTTGAAGCACAAAATCTTCAAAGTTTGGCGTATGGAACTTCTAGTGCAAAGAAAACAACACTTTCATTTTACGTCAAAGGTTCCGTCACAGGCACATACGCCCTTGTTATTTATAACGATGATGGAGTTCGTATTAATGGTTCAACCTATACCATCAACTCCGCTAATACATGGGAACGTAAGTCAATTACGTTTGATGGAGATACTTCAGCAGCAATAAATAATGATAATGGTAGAGGTTTTTACATTTGGTGGATACTTGCGGCGGGGAGTAACTACACCGGCACATCTAATGCAGGATGGCAAGCGTACTCAGCAGCAGCCCAAGTAGCAGATGGTCATACGGCAAACAACTTTGTCACAACATCCTCTGCGACGTGGCAAATCACCGGATGCCAGCTTGAGGTAGGCGAACAGGCCACGCCGTTTGAGCATCGGTCGTTTGGCGATGAGTTGCTCCGATGTCAGAGGTACTTCACCATTGTTTGCGGTAACGACGACAATACGTTTACCAACACTCACGCTTGGACATCACAAGAGGTAATTGGGCATCTTGGTTTCGGCAAGGTTGAGATGAGAACTAATCCTACGATATCAAAATCCGACAATACGCATTTTCAGATTCGTTCTGGCGGGATTAGCGAGACTTCAGACAACGTGAGTTTTGTACAGAGCAATAAGTTAGGCCACTGCAGGGCAGAGTTCAGCGGCAGTGGCGGTTTAACTGCAGGTCGAGGTGCATGGGTAAAACTGAACACCACTAGCGGGTATATCCATGCAGATGCGGAGTTGTAATTATGGATGAGATGAACATTACTAACGCACAATACATTGTTCCGATTGACGAAACAGAAAACACTATGATTCGTGCTACGATTGATGGTGTAGAATTGTACGTTCCGCTGAACTCTGCTGGCAACCGCCACTACGACGAAATCATGCGACAGGTCGAGGCCGGTACACTGACCATCGCGGATGCTGACTGATGAGCAAGCCTACCGTCACATCTATCAAAGCTGAACTGGACACCCATGAGGCGGTCTGCTCTGAACGCTGGAAGGAAACCATCCTTCGCATTAAGCGCATCGAACACATCATGATTGGCACGGCTGGAACCACCATTGTTTTGCTTATAGGGCTAATTGTTAATGGATGATTCATGTCTTTTTGTTGTTTGTATTTGTCGGCTTGGGTGAAGAGCAACGCCTCAAGAGCAATGATATGTACTTTCGCTCTGTTGATGACTGCGTGTACTTTGCACAACGACTGCACAAACAAGGACAGAAGATCACCGCTTACTGTTTGCCAGTCATGGTAGATAAGGACACAAAGGTGTACTGATGTTAGCAGAACTTGCAGCAGCCAATGCCGCCTTTGCAGTCATTAAAACCACCATCCAGAATGGGCGTGAACTAGCCTCTGCTGGTAAGGCTCTTGGCACCTTTGTCTCTTGCAAAGAAGATCTTATGCGAGAGGGCAACAAGAAACGTGCCAGAGGCGTGGGTGGTAATGATCTTGAAGAGTTTATGGCTCTTGAGCAAATCCGTGAGAAAGAAAAGCAACTCAAAGAACTGATGATACTATCTGGTCGCCCCGGTCTGTGGCGTGACTATGAACGCTTCTGTGAGGAAGCCAAGGATGGTAGGGCTAAGGCTAGGCAAGCTGCTGTTAAACGCCGAAAGAAAAACATTGAGACTGCTGGTAACGTAGGTGTTGGCCTCGTTATTGTGTTTGGCATAGTTGGCATATTGCTGTTTGCCTTCTGGATAAGGGGTGCCTTTGCACAGGCTGCTAACGATCTGACTGTGTGCCGACTTACCAAGTGCATGAAGATCGATAAGAAAACTACAGCATGCGTGTATCGTGGCGCACACAACACCCAAGAGACTATGATGTTTGCACCTAGAGAGTTTCGCCCAAAGGAATATCTCTGCCAGTGGGACATCGATCAGCCACCACCACCTAATATTTATGACACCCTCAAAGCAATCAAGGATAGCCAGAAATGAGTGCTGAACAGGTTTTGCAGTGGAAGATACTGCCGCGCTTTATGATGTTTGTAATGACTATTATGTACATTCGTGTGATTGAATGGGGAATGTCATTAGATGATATTACTACACAGCAGTCCGCGATGGTGAGTGTGGTCAGCGGCGCAATGACTGGCGCTTTTGCTGTTTGGCTTGGAAGTGAGAAGCGATAATGTGGGACATGCACAACAGGACAAAGTAAAAAAGGACGAGAGTTTCCTCTCGCCCCCTTTTGGAAAAACACTCTCGTGTTCCCCTGAACAATCAATATGTAGGTGATTTCTTGCGTGGTTGTCAAACACATAATGAGGCAAAATAGATGATACAGGCACTAATACCCGCCATTGCTGAACTGGCTGGTGGCTGGCTGAAAGGCAAGGCTGCTGAGAAGGCTGCTAAGAGTCAAGTAAAGGTGGCTCGTGCTGAGGCTGAGGCTGAGGTAATGAAAGTTGCTGCCACGCATGAAGCTGGCTGGGAAAAGATTATGGCCGAAGCCAGCAAGGATAGCTGGAAGGATGAGGCTTGGACTATTCTGTTTATAGCTATTATTGCCATGTGTTTTATACCGCCATTGCAGCCCTATGTTGAGCGTGGGTTCGATGCGCTGGGTCGTACACCAAGCTGGTTCCAGTGGGCGATGTATGCCTCAATAGCAGCGTCATTTGGTTTGCGCGGACTAAAAGGATTGAAGAAATGAACATCGATAAGCTGATGGAAGAGTTGAAGATTGATGAAGGTTGTAAGTATGAAATTTATAACGATCATCTTGGATACGCCACGCTCGGTGTGGGCCACCTAATTACAGAAGATGATCCAGAACACGGCCAGCCTCTCGGCACCCCGATTGATGAGGATCGGGTGCGAGAGGCTTTCGAGCAGGATCTTGATAGTGTGCGGCGTGACTGCTTGCGTTTGTATGACAGCTTCACAGAGTTACCAGATGATTGTCAGTTAATAATTGCGAACATGATGTTTAACCTTGGTTATCCAAGATTATCAAAATTCAAAATGATGAAGGCTGCTGTCGAGGCTGGTGAGTGGGACGAGGCTGCAAACCAGATGGAATCTAGCCGTTGGTATCGACAGGTGCCGAACCGTGCGCAGCGTCTTGTTGATCGGATGCGGCTTCTAGCTGTTCCAGCCTAATCATTTCTAATGCAGCTTGCTGGAATCTAATACCCATCTGCATCATCTCTTCTGGCGTCATGTCTTTGTGATGCAGCTTGCCTTCGACGCTAATCTTCAAGCCATCGTTTCTTGGTATTACAAGTATCATTGTTGTCTCCATAAGAAAGACGGCCAGACCGTGAGGTTGGTCTGACCGTCAGTTTGCTAGGAGTTAAGCCGGAGAACCAAAACCGACTGCCTAGAAAGGTATATCATCATCGACCTCTTGTGAAGCAACTTCTTGCTTCAGCGTGTAGTTTACATGTGGTTCTGCTTCTTGTTGTTGCTTCTGTTTCTCGCTGACTTTGAGTGACATGAACTTGCGTCCATCTTTCTCGCCTCGCCAACCAGCAACACGCCAGTCCTGATGCAAGCCGTCGAGTGGGCCTGAGTAATCTGGCGCTTTTTCATTGCCGTTCTTGTCGTTGCTAAACATAACACCGATCTTCTGGAAGACCTCTAGGCGCTTCTCGCCTGTGTTTGTTTCTGCTGTGACAATGACTATTGGCATGTCTTCACCGAATACATTCAGCTTGCCGTTAAGCAGCAGCTTCTGTTCGGGCCAAGGTTTGCCAGCGATGCCGGAGTTTGTGTTGTCGTATTCAGCCATTGGGTTTTGCCCCTCCGTGTGGGTTGTCGATCTTGTATTGGGTTGGTGCGCGTCCGCGAGTTTTGATAGGTAATCCTGCTTTGCGCATGTTCTTGATGTAGGTTCTGACTGACTCTTTGGTGTATCCAAACTTAGCCATTGCATCTTCAATGGTTCTGTATCTGGTCAGCATGAACTTGGCTAGACTCTCTGGATACCAGTCTGTTTTGCGTTGTCTGCTTTCCGATACTGGCTTGTGAACTACAACTGACGGTACCTGTTTTGGAACTGTCAGCATGTCTTCAAGCATCTTGTCGATACGCGCAAGTCGATACTCGATCTTGTCGAGTCGTTTGTTGATTCCTAGCATTACCATGTCTCCTCTGCTGGTGCGCTGCTCTTCTTGGCAACTTTGGTTACTTTGGGTGATGACACGCTGGCTGCATTGCCATCGTCGTCTTCTGACGGCAGACCAAAGGCTGCTTGCAAACCATAACGCTTGGCGTAGGTAATGCCGCTGCCCATCTTCTGCGGGTCGGTATTGTCTTTGGTAAGCACAGGTGTGCGACCAGTCATTGAGTCACCAGACTCGTGCATGATTGTTGTGGTTACAAAGATGTGATGCTCGTCGAAGTCAACAAGCTGGGTGAATGTCAGCCCAACCTTGCCAGCTTCTGCGCGGACAGTCTCAATGACTTCCTCTAGGCTGGCATACTTGGACTTGAAGAAGGGATTGGCTGCACCCTTCTTGGCTGCTGCGCCACTGTCGTGGAACTTGATTAGCGCTGTGGCTAGATTCTTAGTCGTCATAGTGGTTCTCCTTTACTGCGATACGAAGTGATCCGCGCTTGTCGCGCTTGATGGTGAGGAGATCGCAGTACACCTCTCGCTCATCATCGCCTACCATTGCCTTGAGATCGGCCTTGGCAGATTCAAATAGTTGTGCATTACCCTGCTGCTCGATGTAGTCATGGCACCGGCTGATGAATTCATTGTCACCAGACGCATCACGCTTGACCATATCGTTGACAGGAATCTTGTCTTGGTTGGTCGAGGCAACATGGTTGCCATACACCTCATCAGCTTCTGCTGGCGGTGTGTCATCTACAACAAGCTGCCAGAATGTCTTGAGATGCACACGCATCCGCTCGACGTAATCATCGGCGCGAGATACACGCACTGATTCCCAGCGTCTGTTGCCAAACAGGACTGACAGATAACATTCAGTGTAGTTGCCTACCCACATGTAGAACTGGATCTGTGGCATGTACTGCTTAAGTACATTGTCGATAGTGTTGTTGTCGTAGGTGTGTTTGCACTCGATTGGTGTGACGCCCTCGACAAGACCGTCAAGCATCCCCTTGCACGGCACACCGTCTACATCCAGCTTGATCTCATGCTGGCTGGCAGACACTTGCTTGCCTGTCTGCTGCTGAAACCAGTTGATGTTGAACTGTTCGGTGAATGTGCCAAGCTGCACTGGCAATACATCTGATAGATCGTCAGGCTTTTTGCGTCCTGTCTTCTCTTCCCAGAGTGATATCCAGTCACCTTGCATGATGCGGCGCATGTCGCTACCGCCGATAAATCCTATTCGGTTCATTTGGTTCTCCTTTGTATGTATTCTACTGCGAGTATGCAGTAAGCGCAACCTTCTTGGATACAAGTGCATCCATTAGTTTCTGCCTCTTTTCTATGCGCCAATGGATATGCTTGTGGAACTCGGCGTATGCCGGCCAGAAGGTACACGACTCAGCGACCTTCTGGACGGCATACAGCACGATGTCCGCAGGATACTTTATCAGTTGTGATGTGAGCGATTTGATCCTGATTGTCTGGTCTTCTGCTGTTTCGCCACTGGGCTTCACCACAAGCGTGGCAAGCATAGTTAGCTGCTTACCTATATCTTCTGGCGAGAGGGGCGTCAGTGACGCTTGTACGGCGTTTAACGCACGATCCAGTGACTGTTCGTCCTCACATTGTATGTCGTAGCGGAGCAGTGTGATTTGTATGTCGGCATCACGGGGGAATCGTGTGCGTTCAACAGGACTAATCGTCAAGCCCGGCAAGGATGCCAGCGAAGTGACCAGATTGCTGTCCACCTTTGCCGGATCTTTTACTTCCAACAGACGAGCCACTGCTCGTTGCTGCTGTTCCCCACTCAACTGCTTGACGACACCACTTTCTATAAGCGAGGTCAGGTCGTTTGAATGTGTTGCCTTTCGAGAGGTGGTGATTGCGGAACTTATCTGTTTCAGCGTCATGGTTTATCTCTGCTCCTAACTTGTTATCAATGTCCTGTTGTAGATCAGAACTTGGTTGCCAATCTTCTGTAAGCCCTGACTTGGCTACTCGCTTTTTCTTCGTGAGTAGCGGGGCAATGTCTCGCTCGAACACATCGCCATCAAAGATTACCAGAGTTTTAGGCTTGCCGGTTTTGCGTTTATAAAATGCAACGTCGCGCACAACGGTGAATGGATTGGGAAAGTTTGACTTGTCTCTGTATTTTACTTCCACCACCAACTCAAGTCGTCCGAGTTTCCAGATGATGTCGCCGGAGTATTCTCCTCCGAGTGCGCCTGAGAGGGGCTGGCGTTTGGCTGTGAAGCCGAGTTCTTGTAGCCAGTTGACGAACCACCTTTCGTGGTAGTTTCCCTTGTCGCGATTCTTGTTTGCCATTGGTTCTCCTGATAGCAGTCAAGGCATATGGTGTACCAAGACGGCGGGTTGATGCCAGCAACAGGGCAGACAAACCAAGGTGTCACTACTCCACATGCTTCGCATGTCTGTGACTTGCCTTGATTAAGATTTTTTTTGATGCGTCTGTTTTTGGCTGGCATTGGTTATATAATCAAACACGAGTTTAGCTGTTTCGTATCGTAACTCCTTGCCT